ATAACACGCGAGCACTGTCGATGTGCACACTCACGATCTGAAGTACGCCACTGCCACTGCCTCTCTCTAGTAGGGTGTATGCAAAAACGCCGTTACCCGTTACCGAAGCCGTTTTTGCGCGTCAGATCAAGCGGTTGCGGGTAACTGGCGAATGTTACCGCGTTACCTGTCGCGCGCGCAGGGGTGACTGCACGGGGTGCCGTAGTGGGGGCGACCGTGCAGTGAAGGCTACGCCCCCCGCAGACCCGCTGTGAAGTCGAAGGTGAAGGGATCGACATGCCTGCGCCCGCCTGGCATACCGCCACGCCCCGCTTGACGCAACGGCGATGCAAGGGCTAGGTGGGGGTCGAACCGGGCTGTGAAGTCACGCGCGTGATAGGGTCGCCGATGTTCACGAAAGACCAGAAGATCGAGATGCAGCGACGGGCGTGGGAGATGCGCCTGCGCGGTGTCACGCAGGTCGACATCGCCATCGACCTGCAGGTGTCGCAGGGCTTCGTCAGCGGCCTGCTGAAGAAGGCGCGCGAAGAGATGATCGAACAGAACCGGCTTGACGCTGGCACGGCGACGGGGGAGCAGGTCGGGCGGCTCGACAAGATGATCGTCGCGCTGACGCCTGCTGCCGAGGCTGGCGACGTCAAGGCGGTGCAGGCGCTGCTGGCGGTCGAAGACAGGCGGGCGAAGCTGCTTGGGCTTGACGCTGCTACGCGCAAGGCGGTCGACCTGACGACAGGCGGCGCGCCCCTAGCCTACACGGTGCAGATCCCGGTGGTGCAGCGAATCGAGGGCGTCACGGCGCCGCCAGTGCCTGACGACGGCGCGGACGAAGAGCAGCCCCTGTGACGGTAGCGGCGCACGCCGTGCCGTTCGTGCTGCCTGCCCTGTACGCGAAGCAGAGGGCGGCGGTCTGCGACCCGCGCAGGGTGGTCTGCATCGAATCGACGACGAAGGCAGGCAAGACGCTAGGCTGTCTCGTCTGGCAGATCGGTCAGATGATGTCAGGGCCGCCCGACGCCGAGCACTGGTGGGTGGCGCCCGTCTACGAACAGTCGATGATGGCCTACCGCCTGGCGTGGTCGCTGCTGCGCGGGCAGCCGGGCTTTCGGCAGGTGCTGTCAGAGCGGGCGATCGTCGGGCCGGGTGAGCGGCGCTGGTCGTTCAGGTCGGCAGACAAGCCCGACAACCTGTACGGCTCGGCGGTCAGCAGCGCGGTGCTAGACGAGGCCAGTCGCATGAAAGACGACGCCGTTGACGCGGTCTACTCGACGACGACGCGCACGCGGGGGCCGCTGCGGCTGATCGGCAACGTGCGGGGTCGGGCAAACCGGCACTACCAGTGGTCGCGCCGTGGCGAATCGGGTGAGGCAGGCTTCGGCTACCACCGCATCACGGCTGACGACGCGGTCGCTGCGGGCGTCTTCGACGCCGCCGACGTTGACATGGCACGGCGGTCGCTGCCTGACGCGATCTTCAGGGAGCTCTACTACTGCGAACCGGCTGACGACGGGGCCAACCCCTTCGGCATCGACGCGATCCGGTCGGCGTGCGAGTTGTGCAACGGCAAGGCTACGGGCGGACAGGTCGCGGTGTGGGGGCTAGACATCGCCCGCAAGCGTGACTTCGCGGTGCTGATAGGGCTAGACCACGCGCGGCACGTCGCAGCGCTGCACCGCTGGCACGGGCTGTCGTACGGGGCGCTTGTCGACGCGGTGGTCGCAGCTGTCGGTCGTCAGTCGAAGTCGTGCGTCTTCTACGACGCGACGGGTGTCGGCGACGCGGTGGGCGACCAGTTGGTGACGGCGAAGGTCTGGTGCGAACCCTTCATCTTCAGCAGCGCGAGCAAGCAGGGGTTGATGGAAGGGCTCGCCCTGGCACTGCAGCAGGGGCGCACGACGGTGCTTGACGGGCCGCACCGTGCCGAACTGGAGGCGTTCGAATACGACGTCAAGGCGAACCGGGTCGTGTATGGGGCGCCGTCAGGGTCGCACGACGACACGGTGTGCGCGCACGCGCTGGCGTGGTATGGCGCCGAGCGGATGGGAATCAGTCAAGCAGTTCGCCGGTTGCCGCTAGGGGCGCCGTCGACTTCACGCAGGGATCGAACATGGTAAGACCGATCGTCGACAGCCGGGGCAACGTCATCAGCGGGCAGCAGGTGGCGGAGCGCACGAACATCATCGGCGCGCGTAACTTCAGGGGAGGCCTGCCCGACGCTGACGCCAACCTGTCTTTCGTGCCTATGGATCGGCGCGGCGTCGCAGGCCTGCAGGGCAAGTTTCAAGAGATGATGCAGACGCACGTCGGCATCGCGGCGGCGGTGTATTGGGCGATCACGGAGGGGGCCGCGCTGCCCAAGGAGGTGGTCTGGCCGCACCGCGACAAGCCCGACGCTGACGCCGAGGCCTTCATGCGGCTGTGCGAATCGGCGGTCATCGACGACGCGGTGGTCTACGACGGAATGATCGAGGGGCAGGCGGCGCTGTGGGCGTACCCTCTGCTTGACGCCTTCATGGGGTTCGGGTTGATGCTGCCGCGCATGATCGGCGACGGTGCGGTCGAGTGGTACCCGGTGGCGCACAACGCGGTCATGCTGTGGCGCCCGAACGGCTACCTGCTCGGCGGCGTTCGCTTCAGCACGCCGAACGGCTACGACGACATCGACGCGCTCGACCTTGTGCACACGGTGCACGGGTTCGCCGGGTCGGGCGAGTTCGAAGGGCGGTCGCTGCTGCGTGACTGCGTGCAGCCGTTCGAACTCTGGAAGCAGATCGCGGTCAACGCGGGCGTCTACAATCAGATGTCGTGGGGCTTCCTCGACATCGCCTATCAGCCGAACGCCAGCGACGACGACATCGCGGCGTTCAACACGTTCGCGCAGCAGTTTCAGGACGGCCAGCGCAAATACATCCTGCGCCCGCAGGCGGTGGAAGTCGACATGAAGTACCCGTCGGGGTCGCCGCCGGACGTCATCGCGCAGCTGGAGTATTGGGATCGGCAGATCGAGAAGAAGTTGAACGCACCGCTGGCGGGCATCAGTCAGTTCGGGTCGCGTGCGATGGCAGAGACGCTAGACGACGCTGGCGGTCGCAAGGCGAAGGCGTGGCTCAACAGCGTCTTCGACCGGTCGTCGCGGGGCATGTTCCAGTGGCTCGCCCAGGCGGTCGGCTACGACGGCAAGCTGCCTCGCGTGCAGGTGCAGTCAGCGGAGATGACGACGGGCCTCGGCGGGTGGACGGCGTACGTTCAGGGCGTGCAGTCGGGGCTGCTGTCGAAGGGGCCTGACGACGAAGCGTGGGGCCGTCGCGTGATCGGCGCGCCCGAACTTGAGGCCGTGGCGAAAGTGACGGCTGACAGCCCGTCGCCGCTGCAGGTTGCGAACGTGCAGGCGGTGCAGGCTCTGCTTGCGGCGCTGAAGCCGTCGCAGATGGCACCGACCCCGCTGGCACCTGACGCGGTGGTGCTGCTGCTTCAGTCGGCGGGCGTCAGCGAGATCAACGCGCGGGCGATGGTCGCGGCGCAGCTGGCGGTACCTGACGCGGTCGCAGCGGCGCCCGTAGCAGGGCAGGAAGGCGGGGGCGCGGCGCCTGCCGCTGCACCTGTCGCGGCAGAGGTCGGCACCCCTGCGCCGTCGACGCAGCCGCAGGTCGTGGTCGGCGGCAACATCGAAGTGCCAGCGGCGATCGGAGAGGCGGCAGCGTTCGCCCCGGTGAAGGTCGCGGGGGAGATGTCAGACCTGTCTGACGAAGTCGACACGCAGCCGACTGCCGAGATGGCAACGGTCGCCGAGCGGGCGCTGACCTGGCGTGCAGAACACGGTCGGGGCGGCACGGCTGTCGGGGTGGCGCGTGCGCGTGACATCAAGAATCGCAAGGCGCTGTCAGAGCAGACGGTGCGTCGGATGGCGTCGTACTTCGCCCGGCACGAAGTCGACAAGAAGGGCAAGGGGTTCGACAGCGGCGGCGAAGGCTACCCGTCGGCGGGCCGCATCGCGTGGGATCTGTGGGGCGGCGACGCGGGTGCAGCGTGGTCGGCGCGCAAGGTCGAAGAGTTCGATCGGTTGGCGGGCGACCTTGCCGAGACGGCGGGGCTGCTGTCGGCGATGCTGGCAGATCAGCCCGACGTGGTGGTGCCTGACAGCGTGAAGGCTGCA